GAAAAGGATCTGGATCTCTACCTAAAATACTAAAATTAACTCCACCAGGTCTCTTCTCAATATGATTCCCATTACGAATAGGAAACTGACTGAAATCCAATTCATCTTGCAGAAATCTTTCTACCTTCTCAGGTAATTCCCATTCATCCCTATAAACATTAATATCACCCTCATAGACATCACTACCAGAGCAATTATATACTCTCTTACACTCATAGTATATCTCTGGTGTAATCTGCTCTAAAGTTTTATCACGATCACTACCAGTGACCAGATAAACATCCTCCTGAGAAACAAACTCAGAGAATAATGATATAAAATCTGGAGTAATCTTCTGTCTACTAGGAGTCAGAGTTCCGTCAACGTCAAAAATAAATTTTTTCAATTACTTTTCAGGAGATACCTTCTTTTTACCAATGTTGTACTTGGTTTCTAAAGTCCACTCATCCTTCTCTTTAAAGGAAAGTACTTTAATTTGATTAAGAGGAGCAATGTCAGCAATAGACTCTGCCTTAACAACCTCTACAAGTCCCCAATCAGACAATAACTGAGTAATGCGATTGCGTCGCTGTACATCATTAGATGTAAGATTAGCATGCTTCCCATCTAATGCAAATAATTCTTTAAAATGAACAATATAATATCTACCCTGCTTATGCAGAATATGACATGATTGATATAACTTCTTTTCCTTACGTGAAGCTACACCAATTCTAGTAAGAGTTTCTCTGACTTTTAGAAAATCATCCGGTTCATTTAACTGAACCTCTACCATCAATTCCTGATTCCAATTGACCTCAGGTTCCTTCACCGTACTCATCTCATTCCTCCAGTTTCAAGTCGCTTTTTAATGTAATCCAGTTGTTCGTTTGTCAGAAGTCTTAAAGCCTGTAATGCCTTTTCATTGGAGTAACCATAATATTTTTTAATAATATTAAGGTTTTCAACTTTGTCCTTTCTTAGCCAGGGTGAGAATCTCTTCCTTTTCCTCAGACTATTTAGAAAAAACTGATATTGCATATCCTTATCCAAATGATTGTGGAGATTCATTTCATTTGCATAAAGTATGGTGTCAAGATGTCCACTGAGACACCTATTAACAATATAAGGAGCGTAACCCTTAACAACATCTGGATCATCAACAGTCAAGTCCTCCTTAGTAAAATTAATGGAATTAAGCCAATCCTTAAGTTCAGTCATCGGA